GTAGTAGATAACTATACTATTATCAGTTCTATCAAACTCGGCATGACAATTATCCTCATCTCCTTGAGCATCTTCTTCACCGCTGTACCTAGCATATATGTTGTGGTGTAACTCTACGTACGGAGTGCAATGAGGAATAAATTTAGAGTAACCATAGAACTTTTCTATTTTAGGATAAACTTCATTTATTACTTTTTTTACTTCACTTCTAGTCATAACCTTTATTTTATATACTAAATATACGAAAAAATTAGTTAGTATCCAACTTATCTAGTATATCTTTTTCATTTATTTTAACTTTATATTCAAACTCAAGTTGTTTTATTACTGCGTTTTTTATATCTTTATTACCGGTAAAAAATTTATATACTAATGAGCTTTTTACATTTTTAATCTTATCTTCTAACTGTGAGCAACTACTATCTAGTAATTCTATATCTTCTTTTGATAGATCTACTTCTATATTATTCTCAGTTGCATAGGATATTAAACCTAAATAATCATTCTTATCGTAACATTCCTTTACTGTATTAAACTCCTCTAACGAACCTCCTTTATCAGGGTGTGCTTTTACGCAAACTTTTCTATATAGTTTTTTTACCTTAATGTTCTTCTCTTCCTTAGGTATTTTAGAATTATCAGGTTTATCTTTTCTTATTTCCCCTGTTGATTCGTTAACCCAGAATTCAGTCTTAATATTATTAAAGTACTTACCGAATATAGTTTTCCATTCAATATTATACTCATCGAACTGATCTGTGGAGTCCTGTAATTCTAATTTTAAGAATTCGTATTTATAAGAATATTTTTTGTAGAGATGAGACATACATCTTATTTATATACCTTTATTAAGTGTCTCTATTAATTCTTTTGATATTAAATCAATTTCTTCACTAAGTATAAACTTTGGGTCTATAGATTGTTTATCTTCGAATATGGGGAGGGAAAGTGCCGGTCTTCTTTTTCTCCATATATCTAATACTTTTTTCTTTTCTTCATCAGTTAGATCTACTTTATCTAAGTAGTCGTTTATTACTTGTTTAAAAGGTTGTTTAGATTTTTTAGCTTTAAAGTAAAGTCCTTGAAGCATTGCATCAACTTCCTTTTCTAATTTATAATATTGAGATTTAGGTAAAAGGTCTGAGTCAATTAGGTCTCTTAGTAATTGATCATCTTTCATATACTTACTAGGTCTTTCTAGTTTAGGGTCATCACTAATAACCCCACCTTTGAGATTATCGCCGTCTTGAGTTAGGTGTTCTATTTCATGCCTAACAACATCTTTTAAGTCAAAAGAAATATCCTCCCAAGATGGATTAGTTGTAGGATTTTTTGGTATTCTAAATTTAAGAGAAAGCATAGGAGTAATTGATTCTCCTTTATCATCAAATCCTGCGTTTGCTCCTCCGTCAGGTTGGTATAAATCGTCTGTAATTTCTACATAACCTTCAAAGTCAAAGTAGAACTCTTTAGCTGGTATATCATGCTCTTCATCTGGGTGATCTACTCTAAATGAAAAACTACCTGAGGTATCTCCTCTATCATGTATGTCTTTGAATGCTTCGAATGCAATTGATGATAACTTATTTGATAAAGTATCGTAACGGCCTTCATTTAAAGAGTCTTTATCACCTGAATTTTTAAGACTATCTTCCCAGTTTCTAAAAGTAATATTACCTACTAAGTAAGCTTCTTTTTCTAGTTCGAGCAATCTATCATCTTCGTTAGTATTCTGAGTGCTAATATTGGGAAGTCGGTTTTCTATGTTTTGCATATGGTGCACCATTTCATGAGAAAAAGATCTAACGATATCTTTATTATGTCTCCCGTTTACATATAAGACTATTTCCTTTTGATTAGGGTCATAATAAGCTGTTTTACCAAAAAAGTTACTTGCTTCTATATCATCTTTTCTTAATTTTATTTCAGGAAGAGGTAAAATATTCATCTTCTCGTCAATCATATACTCTATCAATGATGCTATATATTCTTTAAGTTCCGGAGCTCTCTGTTCTTCGTTTAAGGGTTCATCAAATTTTACTACTATACTATCTTGATTTAAATTAATACTAGTGTTGCTGGGTATTAATCGTGAAAGGAAGTCGTAAAGGTTGTTAAGTTTATCTCTACTAACGGATGTAATTACTTTTTCTGCTTTTCTTTCTTTTATCTCCTTGTCAAAGTAACCTTCTATAAATCCCGATAGGTTATTGCTTATTATCTCTGCAACTATCTTATCCTTTAAGTCGTCTAGTATGTTTAATATTTCTTCTCTTTCTAGTTCTTTAGGGAAGAAATCTATAATACTATCTAAATTACCTGCTAATATACTATTTCTAAAATCAGTAGCTCTAACTCCTGACCCTGGTGCTGCTGCTAATGCCAATCCCTGTACGTTAGGGGCATTTTTATATGTTGTTACTCTCCTTAAGTCAACAAAATCCTTATCTCCTCTAATTCCTGTTACAGATACAAAGTCTTGATCAGGATTTGCTTGGGCATAATCTTTTGCTGCAAACATGGGATTATTACCTCCATCTAATATTTCTACATTACCCAAATACTTGGCGTATATATTCCATATAGACATCGACTCTTCCTTAGATATACCGTTTCTCTCCCCAGATCCTACAAACACTATTACTTTCTCTACGGATGGTTTTTTATTTGCTTCTCCACTAAGTAGTGCCGAACCTTTTTCTTTGTAATTATCTTTTGTATAAATCGAACCATTGTAAGAATTATCCAATAAGGATTTAACTACATTAAAATGACCTCTATGAGGTGGTTTATATGCTCCTGGGTATAATGCTATCATCTTAAAAATGCTTGAACTTTACTATCTATATCTGATACTTCTGAGTGTTTAAGTAATTCTTGGAATTTTGGACTAAATAGCATTTCTGCTATATTCTTTAGTACATCGTCACTCTTTTTATCACTTACTTCTTTTTTATCTCTAAACTTCTTAACAGCATCTGCTAATTTATCAGCTCCCGGTCCTACACCGTTTTTCTTAAAAGCTTTAAGAAATGCTTGTTTAATTGCTTTGTCTTCTGATCTATTATCTTTATTATACTCTATGCCGCTTACATCTTTATTAAATGCTTCTTCTTCTTCTTTAGTCATTACTACTGGAGAGAAAAAGGATGATTTACCTGCTCCTGTTTCTTCATTATACTGTTTCAAGTATTCTTTTATTCCCTCTACTCCACCTTCTGCTGCTTTATCAAACGCTGCAGTTTCTTTACTAAACTTTCCTCCACGGTCACTAACAAAAATAGATAAGTTACCTTTAAGTTTTTCTTGGTAGTGGTCAATTAATTGATAAGCATTTCTCCAAGTTGAAAATACTGCTACAGATGGAAGTGATCTTTCTGTTCTTTCAAAGTTTGCTGCGTAAGAGATCATTGGGTGAGCGTAAACCATAACCATGTATACTCCATACCCTGCTGCAAGCATAGAGTCTAATTGGGTCATAAACTTAGCTCCTGAAGCTGTAGTATCCCATACTAGGCTTTCTTTGTTAGATGCCGCCGCTGCCACGTCTTTTGCTACTTGCATTGACGCGGGTCCTAGTTTGTTGTGGTACGGGTGGTCTGGATCCTCCACGTATTTGTCCGGGTTGAATTGTTGAAGGCTGTCTAACCCTAACTGGTTTAGTAGGTATGACTTCCCTGCTCCCCCTCCACCTGCCATTATTACTGCTTTGGGTTGATCTTGTTGTTCTTGTATTATTTCTAATAATTTGATCATTAGTTCTCGTGTTAATTATTCTACTCTTCCTATTATTTGTTTGTGCTACTCTCCCTCTTATACTGTTTATATAGGATGTATTTACTCTTCTATTATAATTAGCATTATAATAACCATAGTTCCAGTTATTCCAGCTATTATTATAATTCCATCCGTAGTTATTACTCCAACCGTAGTTGTTATAGCCCCATCGGTCATATCCAAATGGTGACCATCTATGAGGTGAATGCCAATTGTATCCCCATACCCAATCATTCCACATTTGTGTTCTACTGTAGTAGGGATTATAAAAGCTATATCTATTACCTAATAATCTATTGTTCCAATCAAATGATCTAGGCTGACTTATTGCATATTGAGCAAAATCATATCTAAAGTTGAAATCTGTTCTAAGTAATCGTTGAAGTTCAAACTCATTATTAATTACGGTTATTTCAGCATCTGAGCCTTCAATAGAATATATTGGGTCATGATTTAAAGTGCTGACTTGAAAAGTAGCACATCCTGTTAATAATAATACTAGTAATAAAAATAATGATTTGTTCATATGTTATAGTTTTATAGTTGTAGGGTAACTATTATAAATAGGTTCTGTATTAGGGTTCTCTAAAGAGTATAACTTGTAAATCATTTTAAATAGTTCAAAGTTCTCTTCTATTTCATCTATCTGTAAAACTTTCCACCCCTTACCTTGTATTACGTTCTTTTGTTTTGAAGGTCCTCTAGATTGTGCTTTTAACCAGATTATACCTGTACGTTGTATTTTTATACCTTTAGACTCTTCTAGAGCTTTGGCATAAGATGCAAGCTGTAAATCAAATGATTTATGTACACTGTTTGACGTTTTAATATCCAGTAACCATATTTCTCCGTTCATCTTAACGACTAAATCAGCTGTTCCTGCATACTTGTGTTCATCTGACCAAACGAAATCTTCTGCTGATATTAATTCTGGCTTATGTGTACGCCAAAAGTCTGCAAATTTTAATATCATTTCCCATACTATCTGAGAATATTTAGCATTACCGTAATCGTCCATCCAGGAAATTTCTTCTCCTAGTACAAGCTTTTCTGCTGCTTCATGAACTTGTGTACCCTGTTTACCTGCTCTTCGCATAATAAGATCAGCGTTATGCCCAACGTCTTTCATCCAAGATTCAAAAAACTTGTTCTTGGGCATGTATTGGAGTATTGTAGTTACGGATGGGTAAAATACTCCTTCGCCTCTCTTATAAACTCTTCTATCTAAAAAGTTAATCTGCTTAAGTTGCGGATTAAAATTTAATCGTTTCTTTTCATTCTGTTCAAGAATATTCATTCCTTGTTTTATCATAAATCTAATTTTTGCAACATAATCTTAGAGAAATCTAATTCCGTTGCGTTCTGTACTAGTTCTGTAAAAGTTTTAAATCCCATATCTGATGGGTCTTTTCCATTTAGTTCAATTAAGAAAACTCTAAAGCCTGCAGCGATTAATTTTTCTGCTATCTCTAAAGCTTGTTTTTGTGCATCTGTATCTAATGCAATGTATATATCTGTTAATGTTCCTGTGAGTAATCTTTTCCATAATGTTGGTGATAGGCTTTTCCCTAGGATAGGTATTGCGTTTCTTTTTATCGCCATTGCATCAAATGCACCCTCGCACAGAATTATAGGTGCATCCCAGTTAATAAAGTTTTCAAAAAATATTACGTCTTTGGAAGCTTCCGGATTCTTGTACTTATAGAAGTTGCCGTCAAAACTTCTTCCAACAAAGTAATTGAGGTGATTGGATGCAGAATAACTTGGAATAATAACTCGTCCTCCATACTCTCCACTTGTGCAGTATCCAATACCATATTTAATAAAATCATTGTCGCTAAGTCCTCTCTCATATAAGTATTTTTTTACTAAGTTAGCTACAACTGAAGTACTAGAAGCTGAATGTATAAGTTGGTATTCCTTTGGTAGCTCTACTATAGATAGTTGCTTATAGTCTATTTTAGAACCTTTTGGTAAGTATTTTAGTATCTCGTTTGCTTGATCTCTAGGAGTTTTCAACTGCTTAAGTAAAGAACGTATAGAACGTCCTCTAGTTTGACATACCCAACACTCCCAAGGGTTATGCCCTTCTTCATTGGTTGCCATATTTATTTCCAACTTCGGCTTTCTGTGATTGCAGAAAGGACAATGGAAAGCATGATTTTCTCGAGCTTTTTTATGAGACTTACCCAATAAGTTTTCAATCGAGCCTAATAAGAATGTATAATCCATAAAGTTATTCCGTAACTATTACCTAATATATAGACAATATACGAAAAATAAGTTTAAATAACAACTTATACGTCAATCATTTTGAGTTTACCTGATTTAGGGTGTACCATAATGTTATCTCCTACAAAGTCTAATTCATCTGGGTCAATTCCTAATCTAGTAGCTTCTTTTTGAACTGCTTCAACAAATTCTTCAGGAATGTCTTCTTTTAGTTTTCCTAGAACTTCCATTACTACTATTCCTAACTTTTTATTAATAACCTCTACGTCGTAGATATATACAAAATTATTTGTTTTTTTCTTATTTAATATTAAAGCGTGCTCTAATTCTACTTCGTCTGTAGTTACTTTATGTACTTTTCCATCTAGTAAGTAAGCTGAGCCATAATCGCCAGAACCTATATATGTAGCTCCTCTGTCTTTAAGCTTATCGATTTCTATTTCGAAACCTCTGTTTGATTCTAATATTTCTCCTATAAGGATTCTAGTTAGTTTCATCGGTCTTAAATTGAAATTTTATTGTTGGGTAGTAGTAACGTTCACCCGGGTCTTCTTCAAAGTAGTTAGATTCAGAAGTTACTTCATAACCTAAGGATTTAACGTACTCTAATATTTTATTCCAAGTACTATCTTCAAAGTCGTTTCTAGTCATAAAAGTAATTTTACCAAAAGACATACCTTTTAAAGGATCGTTTTCTTCTCTATCTCCTGAGTAGTTACCCATACTAGCTGATACTCTATGTAGGTCAAAACGGTTTTCTATATCTCTAGCTAGTTTATCTTCTTGCTTTTGGTACTCTCCGTACTCTAATATAATAGTTGATAGTTTCATTTTCCTTGTCCTTTATAGGTTTTAGCATAAAATTTAGAACCTTTTGAATTGGAGTTTTTTGTTTTTGCATGGACTCCTGGTCTCTTTTTCTTTCCTTGCCCTTTATAGTTTCCTATACTTAATACTCTTGCCATATTTTTACGACTAAATCACCTGTGCCTTTTATTAAGCGGTGATATGTGCCTTTGGGTATAAATAGCTTGTTATCATGTAAAGATACAGGAAGTGTGTTGTCAAATTGGAATTGCCAATTAGTTTGTTTAGTAGATTCTATCCAACGATCTTCTCTATCTCTATGCCAAACGAATTCATCTTCTGGAGTATTCTGAGTGAACTCCCTAATTAAATAACTTTCTTTTTTTGTCTCTATGTAAGGTCTACCAGTATCCACTAAAGTTTTTTGCTCCTCCTAATGATTTCCAGTATCGTCCTACATTACAAGCCCAGTAGCCTGGTTTTGTTTTATCTTTTTTAGTAGCACATTTATGTCTTGCTGCAAATGATGCTCTTGCTCCTTTTTCTTTTATCTTAACACTTAAACCTGTTGTTCCTCCAAATGATACTTTAACAACATTTCCTTTTTTGTTTTTAGTATATACAAAGAACTTTTTAGAACCGCCTCTTTTAGGTTTGTTTAAAGGAACATCTTTACCTTTATATTTAGCTTCTTTTACTCCTACTTTAGCTCTCTGATTCCATACATTATCTTTTTCTTCATCAGTACAGTCTTTAAAATCTTCATCGTACTGTCTGTGAGCTATGAGATCTAATCTAGCTTCTTCTTCATGTGATAGCTGTCTTCCTTTATACTCTGCTTCATAAATCATCGGTAAATCTAATGGTACTTTTTGTCCATTATACTCTCCATATAATCCTATATCTGTTGTTTCTATAAGATTTGCATCTTCTACTTCAAGTTCAATCATACCGTCTCTCCAAGCATCTCTTGCTTCAGCAAATAATTGTATAAAGCTTTCGCTAGAATAACGGTAGACATTCTCATGTAAAGAGAGACTGTTATCTACATGGTATTGTAGTGATGGCAGTCCAATGATGTTTTTTAGTTTAATCATAATTCAAAGTCTTTTCTATAAAATTTACCAAGAACATTGTCATTAATAAATAATGAGTCGTGTTCTAGTACCTCTTTTATAAATAGGTATTTACATTCATAGTAAGTTAAAAGTTTTTTAGTCGGAACGTAGCAAAGTATTTTTCTTTCAAATGCCTCTCCACCTTCTTCTTTTAAGAGTCTTAAAATTTCTTTATGAGAACCGTGGTAATCTAACCAGTCTGATTCGGTAATAACTTTTTGCTTTAGCGGTACTCTACCTCTAAGTCCTTTAGCTTTACGTTCTTCTCTGAGAGCTTCTAATGCTCGTTTTCCTAGTCGTTTATTACGTTCAAAGAATAAAACTTTTTTTCCTATGTACTTCTTACCGGAAGATTTATGAGTTGTTTCATATATAAATCCATATGTTCCTTCCGGCATGTCGTTTATTTCGGTAACTAATCTACCTTTATAAGTCCATGTTGGCATAGTTATCATTTTTATTTATCTTGGTAGATAAATTATTTATCTTCTATACAAAAGCTATCTGTCTTATTGTAGACCCATCAGGGCTAAAGTATAAACATCCTGCTCCTGCTGAACCTGAATGGAATATTGATCCTTCTATCAATGTAGATGGTGTTGTATCTAACCTCTCTAGTGATAAAATACCTGAGTTTGGAATAGCTGAGCTACCTGTTAATATTAAATTGTTAGCAAATGTACTATTCGTAATTCCAGCTGGTGTTGTAATTTCTGTACCGACGATACTGTTACCATTTCCGCCAGCGGTTAGTGTGTTATTTCTACCTCCAAGTATAGATCCGTAAGGGGAACTAACTGTGTTATTCTGTCCACCGGCTATATTGGCAAAGCTATAACATGTCTTGTTATTAAATCCTCCACCGATAAATGACCAGCATGATGCTTTGTTGCATTCT